GCCGTCGCCCCAATTTCGGGGATGAAGCGGCTAGCTGCACGTCGCGTTTTACATGAATTTCGATACGACGGAGCAGGAATGACCTACAAGCGGGCTAGCGCACCGCAAAATATGTCCCCGAACTCGTATGACGTTCAGCGGGACCGACTCCAGCTAATGCGCGAGGCAGAAGATCTTGAACGCAACTTTTCTCCAGCAAAAATGCTCAATAGGAAATACGCGCTCTATACTGCGCCGATTTCCTACCACGCACAGACGGGTGACAGCACGCTTGACCTAGAAGTCGAATCTTACTTAAACGACGAAATCTTTCCAAATTGCGACGTTACTGGCCGATACGATTTTTTCAAAATGATGGAGTTCGGCATCATGGGCTGCAATCGCGGAGGTGATTACGGATGGGCATTTGTCCGACCTGGGCTGCAAGATGGAATGTCGGAAGATGAAGCTCTTGAGTTTGATTTGAAAATTCAAGCGGTCGAGCCAGATCGAATTGGAGGCGTTTATCAAAATGTTGTTTCCAATAATTACGTTTCTGGCTGCATTATTGGGGAATATGGTGAGATTACCCACTTTCGAGTTTTCCATCGGTCGATGACTTTGAATGTCTATGACAACCCGGTTGACATTCCAGCATTTCAATTTGTCCATTTTACCGATCCGCTACGAATTGACCAGTATCGCGGCGTTTCACGTTTGGCGACCGCCACAACCAACTTGCGCGATCTTTACGAGATGATTGATTTCGTCAAAGGAAAAGCCAAGCTGTCCAGTGCGTTGACAGTTTTCACCAACTCCAACGGTGCCACAATTGGTAGCGGAGCAATGGACCCTTACGGCGTCAATGTCCCCGGAGGCGGGGCAATGGCGATGCAACAGGATATCCAATTTGGCCAGATTAATCACCTAGCGGGCGGAACCGACATCAAGTTTCCGTCAAGCAATTCTCCATCGAGCGAAGAGCAGGCTTTGATGACTATGCTCTTAAAGCTCACGGCAATGTCCTACGACTTGCCATATTCCTTTGCCTTGGATGCGTCGGCCCTCGGGGGAGTGTCTAGCCGACTCGAAAGTGAGCAGGCTAAAGCGGAGTTTGAGCGCGGGCAGCGCGTCCTTGCCCCTCATGCTCACCGTATCAAAAACGCTTTTCTTTTCGATGCAGTTGCAAAAGGAATTTTCCCGCAGCGTGTTCTCCGAAGCATTACGAAGGGGCGATGGGGCTACCGATCGCACCCGCAACCGGACATCGGCAAGGAAGCAACCGCAGCGGTGAATCTTTATCAAACTGGGCTACTTGACCCGCTCAAGTATTGGGTGGATAACGCTCAAGATCCAGAAGAGGTGGCAAAGTCAATGGGGCGTTGGCACCAGATCAAAACCAAGGTAGCCGAAGATATTGGCGTGCCGGTCGAGGACATCTTTGGAAGCGGTCCAGCGAAGCCTCTCAGTGTATCGGAAAGCGCGACGGAATCCACTACTACGGACGCGACCAGTTCGGAAATGTCCCGCAAGAATTTCGGCAAGCATGACGCGCAAATCGGACAGCTTACGGATTCGATCCAAGCCAACCGCGCTAAACGTGACGACCTAAAGCAAAAGCTGATCAACGTCCAAGCCAAGGGTGACGACTTCTCACCTTCCCTAGTCCAACGACTTCGCGTTGAAATCGACCAGATCGACGCGCAAATCCAGCGGGACAAGAACCAGCGGGCGCGGCTTCGCGGGCAGAATGACGCGCCGGAAAAGAAGCCGACCACACCAGAAGAACAACGCGAAAAGATCAAGACGGCCATCAAGCGCGATGACCGTCACTCGCTTGTCATGGCATTGATCCACGAAGGTTATCCCGAAAACCAAGCCTACGCGATCAGCTACGACATCGTAGAGAACGGCAGCTTCAACTCAAGCAAGCTTCCAAAGTCCATCCGTGAAAAATACTACCCATGAAATACTTCTCCGCACTCAGCGCCCCGGTAGTCGAATCCGACAAGGGCATCATCCGTGCCGCTTCTCTCATTTCGATGGGTGACGCCAAGGGCCACTTTGACGACAAAGGCCGACAGGTGATCGTTGACGAGGTGACGCTTGAGCAGATTTTCAAGCAGTGCAAAAAGCTCGGCACGATCAAAGTCAAGGCCGATCACGGCAGCGGCGTTTTCGAGATTGTCGGATGGGCTGACAACTTTTGCATGACCGCCGAAAAGGTGCTTGCCGACATCCATCTTTACGAGTCGGAGCCGCGCCGCCCGCGCCTTCTTGAAATCGCAGCTACAAATCCTACGCACATGGGAATCAGCATGGAGTTCACCGGGGCTGACAAGGCACGCGGAACCGTTTGCTTGTCCCGCTGCGATGAAGTCGTCGCTGCCGCCATCGTGGATGACCCTGCCGCCAATTCTTCTCTATTCTCGGCAATTTCGCCAGAAACTGAAAACAACAAAAACATGGAACCTGAAAACACACCGGAAGAAACCCCGGATAAGTATGAAGAGTTGTCGAAGAAGTTCGACGCTCTTTCCTCACAAATGGAAGAAATGGCAAAGCGATTTGCTACTCCAGAACCCGACACCGATGAGGTTGAAAAGCCTGACGTTGTTGCCATTGATAAGCAAAACGAACCTGCTAAAAATCCAGATGCCGACATTGACGACGAAATCACCAAAAAGGTCGAAATGGCCGCTGAACGTGCTTTCAAGAAGTTTGCCGCGCAACTTGGAGTTTCGACGCTTAAGAAGCCAGGTAACAGCGGAACCGCTCCAAAGGTGAAAACCTATTCGGAGATGATTGACGACGAAGCTAAGAACTTCGATGGCGACCGCGTAAAAGCCGAATCACTTCTTTTGTCGAAAATCGGCAAAGATGAATCAATCAAGAAGGCATACGCCGCTCATCGCTTGGTTAAATCTGCCTGATCCATTTTAACAACAAACGAAACAGAAATCATGTCCTCACAAAACAGCGACGGGTTTAAGTCATTCTTGGCATCGGGCGCAATTTCCGCCTATGTCGCAGTTGACGTTCAAACCGACGGAACAATCAAAGCATGCGCGAACGGCGTTTTCGGCGTTGGCGTGCTTCAAGAAGACGCGGCAGATGCAAATTATGCCAGCGTGAAACTTTGGTCTGCTCCCGGCACCTACATGGTTGCCGTTAGCGGAACCGCAGTCACTCCAGCAACAAGCTATTCCATTATCACTGGTGGATTTGCCGGAACAGTGACCACTGGTAACAGCGCCTTTTTGAAGGGACTGAAAGCAGGGGTTGCATCCAACGGTATTGTTCTTGAGTTCTCGAAATACAACTAATCAATAAAGGAAGTAATTCCAACCACCAAAGACAATGCCTTACACCAACTCACAAGCCACCCCTCGAAGCGACATCTACGCGCTTGCGATGCAGGCCAATGCCGACTTCAACAAACTCTTCATCGCCGACAAGATCCTTCCTGTCAAAAGCGAAGACGTGAAGCGCGGTATCTACATGCGTGCCAAGCTCGCCAACGCTGAATTGCTCAATGGCGATGCGCTTCCGCGCGAAGCTGGAGATGCTTATCAGCGCGTCAACCGAAAGTATGACACCGACACGTTCGATGCTGTTGAATACGGTCTGGAGTCCATTATTGACGACGCCTATGAGGCCGAAGTTGAGCGGTTCATGAACATCGAAGCTACCGAAGCAAGCCTTCTTATGAAGTCCCTTCAGATCAGCTACGAAACCCGTGTTGCCGCCGCTGTGATGAACGCTTCCACGTTTACCGCAACAGCAGCCGCCGTTGCCTATACCGAAGCTAACCTTGCTACGATTAACCTTCCAGCCGATGTCGCTGCTGCCAAGCTGCGCCTCTTGAAAAAGGGTATCGTTCCAAACGCTATCATCATGTCGGCAAACGTGTTCTACCGCATTCAGCGTTCCACGCTCATGCAGAACCAGATTTTCGGTGTCGTTCCGAAGTCTGCGAGTCAGTTCACGCTTCCAGGTGAAGATGATGTTGCCCGCGCTCTCGGCGTGGATACGTTGTTTGTCGCCAAAGCTGCTTACAACGCCAACCAAAAGGGCCAGACCTATTCTGGCTCATTCATCTGGTCGGATACATACGTTAGCGTTGCTCAAATTCAAGGCGGCGAATACCAAGCGGGCGGAATCGGACGGACGATCCAGTGGTCGAAAGACACGACTGGCTTGTTCACTCCCGAAACCTACCGTTCGGATGAGCGTCGCTCCAACGTGATGCGCGTTCGCCAGCACGTCGCGGAGAAAATCATCGACGAGACCGCCGCCGAACTCAT